ATGGTGATTTAAGTTTTGGATCTGGTTACAATAATATTGTTTCTATTGGAGTTACTATTAAAGATGAGGGATATGAACATAAGTACGTTAGTCATGTAAACGATAGTATTACTGTAAATGCAAATAGCATTGGTGTTGATAGTAAAATTAATCCCACTGATGTAACTTACGATCCAGTAACTGGAAAGTTAGTTTTAACAAACTTAAACCATAATAATATTACATATAGTACAGCAACGGCAGGAGCTGGTACAACATATAATGGTACTGTTGGTATAATGACAGTTACTCTTACAGCATTTCCAATTCCAGCATTAGCAAATGATCAATTAGTTTTAATTGAAGATGAATCTATCATATTTACTTGTGGAAAAGATAATCATGCAACGGAACATAAGTATCCAAGACCTTCTGATCCTGTAAGTGGTAAATGGGTTCCAATTTCTAACGTAACTGGTGGTAATAAATTTGAAATTGATGTTCTTAATGTAGTTCCATCAACAAATGTATCAGAACATTTATTTGTATCTGCAGATCCCAATGGAATAAAAAGATCTAGCAATACAATATCAATTTCGAATAATGCATTTACATTTACTTGTTCTAAGGATTATCATAAAACTGAGCATACATATCCTCGTGCAACTGATCCTATAGCTGTTGGTGGTGGATCAACAACAATATCGGAAGCTACATCAAATTCTATTACAATAAATGTTGGAAAAAATGTTGGAACTGGTGCACTAATTACTGCAAACCCTGTAGGATTTAATACTCATTCATTTGTTTCTGCAACTTCAGACTCACTTGAAATTATAAATTGTGTTGATAATTCAACATTAAATGGAACTAATTTACAACCTGCAACAGGAACTCTGTATAATCCTCAAACTGGTCTTCTTACTGTACATGTGTCTAGTCATGGTATAAGAGAGAATGATACAGTTAAATTTAAAGATAATACTGTAACATTTAGATGTGCTCAGGATAATTACCAAACCGATCATACATACCCAAGATCTACTGATCCTAAGTCTAATGTTAATGTATCTGTTGGGTCTACAACCATTAATACTTTTGTACTTGATGTTGGTGCATCACCATATGGTAGTGGAGGATCATTAGAATATAAAATTACTAATAGTGGTACAAATTATAAGAGACCAAAAATATATACATCTTCACCATCATATGATAATCTTGAAATTAGAGGTATTTCTAGATTAGGTATAGGTGATACAACTGATACTGGGGTTGGTCTTCTACTTAATCTTAAAGTTTCTCCTGCTATTGAGCAAAATGAATTCTTCACTCATATGTTTGCGAGTGCAGATGATAATTCTGTTGCTGTAGATTCTTGGAGTGGTACTAAATTAACTCCTAATGATGCTTCTTATATCCCTTCTACTGGTGTTTTAACTTTAGGATTTGCTGCTAATCATAATTTAACAGCAGGAAGTAATACATTAGGTATTGCTACCGATAGCATAAGTTTTAAATGTTCTAAGGATGATTATATTACAATTCATACATATCCACGAATAACTGATCCTATTCATGATTTAGTAAATGTTGCAATTGCTTCAACCACACTCAAAACTCTTACAATAAATGTTGGAAAACAATTTACAGGTGAAGTTGGAATAGGATCTGAGTTATTCCAAGTATCTGACTTTGATATTAGTAGAAATGGATACTCATTTATGGGAGGAGATGTTTTTGAAGCTGTTGGTTTAGTTACTGATAGAAAATTAAGTTCAGTATTATCTAAATTTACATTAGAAGCAACTCAAGTATATTCTGATCTAGTTGCAGTTTGGCAATTTGGTGAATTGGATTATATAGATTCGATTAAAAAATATCAAGATGGATCAAGAACTAGATTCCCATTATTCTATAATGGAGACTTAATTAGTGTTGAAAATGCTGATGATTTTGATACTGATCTTTCTAGTGTAATGGTTGTTATGAGAAATGGTGTTCTTCAAGAACCAGAAGATGCATATTATTTTATAGGTGGAACTTCTATAAACTTTACAGTACCTCCAAGAGGAACTACTGTAGATGAGGATGGAAATGAAAGATCTGGAGATAATATAGCAATATTCTTCTATAAAGGAACTGATAATACTGATTCTATAATAGTTACACCCGATAAAAGTGGTTTAGAAACAGGAGATATAGTACAATTACAACAAAATCCATCAGAGGAAAATTCTATTGAACAAGAAGAGAGAACTGTTTATGCAATAACACAATCTGATACTGTATCAACTAATATTTACAGAGGACCTGGAATAATTACTGATACTCAAGATGTTTATAAACCACTTGCTTTCACTAAGCAAAAATATGATGTGAGACTTGATGGTGAAATCGTTTATAAAACAAGACTTAAATTAGAACCTCAAATATATCCAACAGCAAAAATAATTGGTTATGCTTCAACATCTGATAATTATTTCTTTGTTGATGATGTAAGTTTATTTAATTATGAAGATGCAGCATCACCTAATTTTGGTGCACTAATAGTTTCTGGTATTGATCCTGTATCTGCTGCAGCAACTGCTACCATTGATATTGGAACAGGTGAAGTAACAGGATTGACAGTAAATCCTGTAGGTTCTGGATATACACAAGCAACTGTTTCTATAGCGGCACCCCCATTAATAATGTGGGAGGATAGTGATGGAGAATTAGTTGGTGTTGGAACAACTGCTATAGCAACTGCATCAGTATCTGGAGGATCTATTAGTGGTATTACATTAACCAATCCAGGTCTTGGGTATACAATACCACCAAATGTATTAATATCTGTTCCTAGACCTGTATATGAGAATGTTACAACTGCAGAGGCAGCAAGTCTTACTATACAAGGAAATTCTGGAATTGTTACTGGTATCACAACTACAATGTTTGGTTCTGATTTGGCAATTGAAATAACTGGTATTACTACTGAAAATCCATCATTCCCATTGATGGTTGTTGGAAATCCTTTATATGTCTATGACACTGAAGTTGGACATGGATTAACTTCTATGGATACTACAGGAACTACAGAAGTTGGTATAGGAACTACTTTTGCTGATAACATATACACTATTGCTGCATTTAGTAAAACTGGAGTTGCTCCAAATGAAGTTACTGGAATTATTACATGTATTATTAAATCAGATACAAATGTTTCTGGATTGCATACTATGGGAATAGGAACAATGCCAGTTGGTAAGTATTCTAGTGGAAAAATTAGTGGATTTACTAGATCATCAAATCCAATTTCTATTGGTATTAGTGGGTATACTATTAACAGTGGATTGACAACTTTCCCAACTCTTCAAAGAAGAAGTGGTGGTGATAGTTTCGAAGAGACTGGAGCAATTGATAGTAAGATTTGAAATTATGTATAAATATCTAAAAAACTATTAATATGCCAGCTGTAGTAACAGATCAATTTAGAATATTGAATGCATCTAATTTTGTTGATTCTGTATTAGATGAAACTAATAATTCATATTATGTATTTCTAGGACTACCAAATCCTCAAGGTTTAACACCTAATGGTTTAATTGGATTTGGTAGATCTAGTACTTGGAATACCAATCCAGTACCATCTCCTGTAGATAATTTTCAATATAGTCATCATTATAGAGATACTTCTATTTTTGGTAAAAAAATAAGTAGTCAAAATATTAGAAGAGTTATAAAGAAGCATACTTGGACTGCTAATACTCGATATGATATGTATAGGCATGATTATCAAATTGGTGTCAATGAAGCTCCAAATGGAAAAACTGGTAGCTTATATAAGACAAATTATTATGTAATTAATAGTGATTTTAGGGTTTATATTTGTATTCATAATGGTTCTTCACCAACAGAAACTTTAGGATCAAAATCATTAGATGAACCAACATTTACGGATTTAGAACCATCTGCAGCAGGAACTTCTAATGATGGATATGTTTGGAAATACTTATTTACAGTTTCACCAAGTGATATTATAAAATTTGATTCAACAGAATATATTGTCGTTCCTAATAATTGGGATACTACTACAGATAGTCAAATACAATCTGTTAGAGAAGCAGGAAATTCTGATATTAATAAAAATCAAATAAAAACTATAGTTATTAAAGAATCTGGAGGAGTTGGCAATTATACTGAAGGAACCCATCCAGTCAATATTCTTGGTGATGGTATAGGAGGAAAAGCTTTAATAACTGTTTCTAATACTGGTATAATAACTAAGGCTGAAATTACAGCAGGTGGATATGGTTATACTTATGGAATAATTGATTTGCAACCTGCTCAAGCAAGTACAACTATTCCAAGTCCTGCATATTTAATACCTGTTATTCCACCATCTAAAGGTCATGGGTATGATATTTACACTGAATTGGGTGCTGATAAGGTATTAGTTTATGTAAGATTTGATGATTCTACCAAAGATTTTCCAACTGATACCAGTTTTGCTCAAGTTGGTATAATTAAGAATCCATTAAAATTTAGTTCTTCCAATAAAGCAACATCAAATGATTATTCATCTTTATATTCCATAAAATTAACTAGTGATCTTGGAACAACTGCAGATGTAGTTGGAGCAGGTATAACTCAATTGGTTACTGATGGTGTAGCTAGAGGATATGTTGCATCTTATGATAAAGATACAAATGTATTAAAATATTTCCAAGATAGATCTTTATATTTTGGTGATGGAAATGACCAAGGTGATAGTTCTACTGTAAATACGCAAGCAAAAGTACTTTCTTTTGAATCTACTTCTGCAAATATTATTTCAGTTAGTCCTTCATTCTCAGTTTCTGTGGATCAAGCATTTAATGGAGTTACTACTACAACCAGTTCAAATAAACAAATAAATCTTGGAGTGGAGTTTACAAATGGACTTGCCAATCCTGAGATAAATAAAAAGACAGGCGATGTATTATACATCGATAATCGATCTATTGTCAAAAGAGATCTGAGGCAAAAAGAAGACATTAAAATCATACTG